AAGGTTTTCTTCAATTCATACATTTTTAATAAGCCCATTTCGCTTCTGATAGCGAATAATTCAGCTTTTACGTCTGTAGATTCATATGCTGATTGAATTGTAGGAATATCTCCACTTTCTTCAAACTCAGTACCGAATTCAGCAGAAGCAACTTCAGCACCTGTTATAGTTGTTATGAAATCTATATTTACTAAACCAGTTGTATAGTTGATAGTACCCGTACCTAAAGCACCTTTAACAGGAACTAAATTACCTTCTCCATCATCTATTAAGTATTGGTCTGTAGTGCTTAATGCGATTTTAACTGTTCTTTCTCTAATTGGAGCTGGAGAAAGGTTAAATGCGTAGGATTGTTGTCCATTTGTAAGTGTTCCTAAATTTTGGAAAACATGTTCCCCTGCGAAACCTACAGCCTGTTTATCAGGTTTCTGAGTAGCATTCCTTAAGATGTCTCCATCAGCTACATTTCCTCTAGTTGTTTTAGCTTTAATTTGTTTGAAGTATACTAAACCTTGTTGTGAAGGAATAGGTTGTACTGAAGCTAAGAGAGGTATGACGGAAGCAGCATAATTAGCTGTAATAACATCATAAGCATACTTAGGAAGTTGACCTAAGTCTTTAATTGTACCAATTTCGTTAACCATTCTTTTGTACTGTTCAAATTGTCTGAACTGTTTACCAAGAACAACAACGTCCATGTTAGTAATAGGTCTTACTTTAGCAAGAGGAGATTCCTCTAAGACCTCAAAATAAGGTTTGTAAGTAGGAACTTTTAGAAAAGCTTCTGCCAATCTAAGTTCTCTTTCTTTACCGTTCATCTTCATTTTCTAACTCTCCTGTCTTTTCAATCATTCATATAAACTAACAATAATCATCTATATATAATATAAAGTAAATATTAATTATATATTACTGACCTCTTTTTAAAGTTCTGAAAATGTCTGATACTATTGGTTTTCTAACATTTTCATTTACTTTTTCTTTTCTCTCTTCTACTTTAACTTTGTTAGCTACCTTTTTATTTCTTTCTTCTTCAGAGACTATTTTCTTATTTCCTTTAGAGACAGATTTTAAAATCTCTACAGTTTCAACTTCTCCCACTTTTTCTAAAAGTTTTTTTACGTTTTCTATAGGAGCTTTATATTCTCTTGAAATCTTAATAACTGTGTCGTCAAATCTTTCCTGTTTTATTTTTTTAGTTAATTCTTCAGCTCTTTTGATTATCTCTTCAACTTCCTCTAAAGAACCTAACTTAGAATATCTTTCTAAAACTTTTTCTACTACCGGTATAGTTTCTTCCAATTCTTTAGCAGTTCCAAAAACTTTATAGGATTCAATAAGTTTTTTAGATTCTGAGAGTTCCTTTTTGATTGCTTCAGGTTTTCCTATACCTACATACTCCTCTAAAAGGTTAGCAGACTCATCTAAAGTTGTTTTAATATCTTCAGCTTCTCCTAATTCTTCATAACCTTTTAATTTTTCTGTAAGTTCTTGGTTTTTCGCATTAACTTCATTAATCTCTTTTTTAATTGTTTCATTCAAATCTTCAGATTCTGAAAGTTCTTTTACTTTAGATTCTAATTCTTCTACTTTTTCTGAAAGTTTTTTATTTTCAGATTCAAGTAATGTGTTGTTCTTGCTAACATTTTCTACTTTTTCACTAAGAGTAACTTTTTCTTCTTTAAGAAGTTCAAATAATTCTTTACCGTATTCCATTTCTTTCTTCTCCATCTGTTTCTTAATCTTATTAACATTTTCCATTAATTTAGGATTTGTTTCTAGAAATCCCGGATTTATAACAAAATCAAAAGTTTCTAAATAATAAGTATCCTCATCAACTATTGGCATACCGTTATACTCTTCATTTGATTTATAATCTCCAGATGCTCTAGAAGATGTTTTAATTTGACATCCAGCCTTCATGTAAGTGTATAAATTTTTACCAGCAGGAGTTCCTAATATATAAGCTTGACCCATCCCCCTATCTTGTTCATCAATCCATAGTTTAGTTACTATATGGGAAACTCTTCCATCAGTCAAATCACCTTCGGATACCGGTCTATCATTATGTCCTATCTCTCCAAACATAATTCTATTATTTAATCTTGATTTTACTTCATCTTTGTTTAAAATAGTTTCCCAAAAAGTTTTAGGATAATATCTTTCGTTTCGAGATACTCCATTAGGAACAAAAAATACTCCCTCTACCACTGCAAGAATATTTTTACCGTCAACTATATTCTTCTGTTGACCTTCATTTAAGTAGTCTTCTTTAATTTGCCAATTTCCGGGAACATCCCAAATAGCATTTTCAAAATTACCTCTAATAGTCATATTAAATATTCCCCAATTTTATTTTTTTAGTATAAGTTATAGTATTCTTTGTATTCTTTACTTCATATTTACTAGGATTATACAAGTCTTTTACTTCTATATTTTCAGGTTGAAAATCAGCTAATCCCCTCACAAAATCTTTAAATTGTTCATTTTCTTTTATTGTATCAACTATTAATCTTTTTATACTTTTAGTATCTGGTATAGTTTCTTTATCTATTGTTATAGATATTTTAAGAGATTTATCTTCATTATTTGGTATTATATCCCAAATAAATGGTGTATTCTCTCTTAATTCGTATTGATGATGTCTGGAAAATAAACCCACGGGGCTTTCCTTACCCTCAAAACCAATATCCTCAATATCAGTTATTTGTTCAAGTAATCTAAGTATTTTACCTATCACGGTCTACATCCCTTTTTCTTACTCTCATGGATTTTTTTCTTTTTAGATTAGATTTAGGAGTTCTGGCTTTTATTCTAGCCTTTATCAAATTAGCATTATTTTTTAAATCAGATATAGGTTCAAATAAATCCTCTCCGGGTTCTCTCTTAGTAGTTATTATTTTACCGTCTTCCACTCTTTTATCGAATATATTCTCTTCCATTTCTATCTTATCTTTAAGATTATCTAAATCTTCGTCTTCATCTTCTTCATCATCATAGTAATATATAGGTGAGTTTATAATATAATCATCAACTCCTCCAGCTTCTATTATTTCTAGATGACTTTTTATTTTCTTTATAAAAGACATTAATCTATTAAATCTCCCATGTCATTTGTATCAAATATATCTATGATAGCAGCTTCATTAGTGAAAAATGTTCTATCAACAGAACTTAAATCTTCTTCTAATTCTTCATCTTCTTCGGAAGATTCTTCTTCCTCTTCTTCGTCTTCCTCTTCTTCAAAATCAGCTACGTCATCATCAAAAATATCTTCATCATTAAGTTCGTCTTCCATATCTTCTTCATCTTCATAATCAATTTCTTCTACGAATTGACCTAAAGAAGCTAAATCTATGTCATTATCTAACAACATTTTAGCAAAACTTACAAGTATATGTTTATCTTCATCATCAGTTGCATTAAAAGCAGATTTCAATAAATATAATGAATGTACGTCATCTTCTTCCCCGTCTCCATCCATATCAAAATCTTCTTCATCGTCTTCTTCATCATGTTCCATACGTTCTTCATCTTCTAATTGGTCTTCTTCATAAGTATCTTCTTCATCATCGACATATCTATCTTCATCGTCTACTATATCTTTGATTGAAGGTTCATCTTTTTCTGAAATACCAACTTCAGATGTTAATTCTCTTAAATCCTCCAGTAAAGACTTTTTATCCATTTCATAGACCTCTCTGTTAATTACTATAAACACAAATATTCTAATTATAATATAAAGTAAATATTAATTATATAATAATAAAGTATACTAAGAAAGTCTTTTGACCTTTATATAACTAGGTCTAAGACTCTCTTTAATATTATACTATATATTTAAAATACATCTCCTATGGAAACCTCTCCCCCTCCTCCAGTTTCGGGCGGTGGTGGAGTGGCTGAAGGCGGTTGAGTTCCTCCAGCAGGTGTTGTAGTAGGACTTGGAGTAGCTACTCCAGTAGATAAGGTAGCTCCCGGAGTGGAAACTTTAGTAGGCTCTCTCTTAGTAACAGTGGATTTAGGAATTTCAAAATCTCCACCCTGTTTCATTTTATCTATCAAAGCCTGTTTACTATCTTCACCATATAACTTAAACATACCCTGTAATTTAGGGAATGAAGAAGTAAATGAATCGAAGAAATCTATCAGCTTATCTTGGTCTGCTGTAATTCCAAATTGTTCAGAGGCTTCTATTTCACTAGCCAATCCAAAGAAATCTCTCAATGTAGTCATAACAGCTACTAATACTTCTATATCATCAAGCATATCAACATTAGTAATTGATTTAAATTTAATTTTTATATTACCTTCACTTACATAATATCCTTTATAGAATAAATGTTTATATATAATATTTCTTATACCATTACCAAAATTATTTTGTATATTTATAAGTTTTCTTGAATAAGCTGAATATACTTTTAACATCTCAGTTTTATTCAACATTTGGTCTCCGTAAGATAAATAGAATGAAGGAACTCCTATGGCTAAAGCAATATTCTTACGTATATCATTTATTCTATTATTTAAATCAGTATTATCGAAATCGAATCTTATTTGTTCAATATTACCTTTACTATCAGTCATTCTGGGTACAACTCTTATTCTTGAAGCTATATGTAAAATATCCGATATTGAGAAAGTATCTATATTCTCAGCATCAGCATTCATACTATTAAGTATGCCTTCATATTTATCTACTAAGTCAGATATATTATGAACATCAGTGTCTGGGTCTATATCTACAGATACTAATATAGGAGCTAAAACTCTTTTCAACTCTACTGCTAAACTTGTAGTTTCTAAAACATTTAATTTCCTTAAGGAAGATAAAACTGGATAGATTATAGATTTACCCACTCTTATATTCTCAGGTATATTTTCAAAACCACTATTGGTATCTACTTTGACTCTTATTTTACTTCCGTCTAGTACAAAATGACTCAATTCGTTATTATCTAATAGTTGATAAATACCTTTTTTTCTATTAAATTTAAAATAAGAATCTAACTTCCTACCTCTATAAATAGCTAAATAATCTTCAGTATCACAATCATCAAGTATTTCTACTATGCCAGCTCCTTTAACTACATTAGTTTTTAAGAAATATTCACCTTGAAGCATCCAATCTTCTACAAAATCTCTAGCTAATCCTGTTAAATCTTGGTCAACTATAAATTTATCTATTTCATCTTGTATTTCATCATTTAATTTAGATTTTCTATCCTCTCCAGTATTGTATTCTACAGAGAGAAAAGAACTATCGGATATACTACTAAAAGCATCATCAACTAATACAGATATTAAAGTCTGAACTAACTCATTATCTTTAACATTTCTTAATTCTCTAAGTAAATTAGTTCTGCTTTCTAAAGTACCTCCTACCTGCTTTAAAATTTGACCTTTGACATCATAAGCGTTATAATCAGATAACCCTCCTAGTCCAGAGTTATATGTATTAGTCAAATCATAGCTCTTCCAACTATCTGGGGACATTTGATAATGACCAGTTAATCCTCTAGCTATTTGAGATAGTTGATTAGCTCCGTATGTATTTCCGCTAGGCGGAGTATTAAAACCAAAAGGCGACATTTAAAACCTCCAATATTTTCTAAATATAATATAAATCATTTTTAAAAGTTAAATTTTCTATCAATAGTTTCTTTAAATTTATTTTTCTTAGCTTGCTTTAACATATTTGCTATTTGATAAGAATCTGGAATAGAATCTTTATCGTATTTTTCAACAACACTTTTATAAACGTGATAATTATCTGTATAAACCTTAGAGTTAACACAAGCAAATAAAGCCCCTGTCAAAGCATCAGCTATATCTTTGGAACTATTTAACAAATGGTCAAATTTCTTATCATACTCACGTAATCCCAATAGTTCTTTTATGAGTAAATCATTTTTAACTCCTATTATACGTGAGGTATTAACTAACTCTTTAAGAGTATTATAAGGGTCTTTAGTTCTATCCACAGATAAATAGTTAGTTTCAGTTCCATGAAGTTTTAGGAATTGTCTTGTTACATCTCCTTGAAACATATCAGAAGTTACCATCTTTATAGGATAACCTAATTTTTTAATCAAAAATATAAAATCAATAACTTTAAATATATTTATCTCTTCACCTTTCTTAGCTTCTATGGCTACAGCAAAATCAACATAAAAAATCCTTTCGTTTTTAATTATCTTAGGAGAATTATAATTCTCCTGAGAAGGAGTAACTATATCTATATTTTCAGTTGCACTATAAACAGAGGCTAATCCAAATCTATCTTTTTTTGTAGCTATATCTAAATGGATAAAACGATAACTATGTGGATGTATTGGATTCTTAAAATAATCTAAATTTTTAACATAATTACTAAGTACATCTTGAGAATCTGAAAAAGACATCGTAACAATATCAGAAGTAAATCTATTTGGATTGATAAATAAATTATTTATCTGTTGTTTTGATTTAAATAGTGAAATATCAGCTTGTACTCTACGCCCTGCAATATCTCTAATAGAACGAATAAGATTATCTTCAAATTCTCTTTTATGTTCCATAGGAACATCTATTATATTATTCTCCATATCTGGAGTTATATTAGTTTCATCATCTAATATTTGAGGGTCTCTTTTACCATCTCCCAAGAATAGTTTAAATTTATCCCCTAAATAATTAGCTCTTCCTTCATGAACTTCCCATCTAGGAATATTATCAAAATAAGCACCCCACGGATTAGTTTGTATTTTATCTATAGCTTCATTAAGATAATCCCTCTCATCTTTAGGAGATGATATTAACCATATTATTCCGGGAACTGCTTCTCCAAATGAAGGAAATCTAGACTTACGTCTATCTCTAACACCTATATGAAGCTCTCTTGCTTTTTCAGTAGGTTCTTTACTCATAGTATATGAAACTTCATCCATTACTGAAGAAAAAACTAATTTACCCAAAGCTTGTTGTAGACTAGAACCTGTATGTATTGTAATAAAATCACCAATACTAACACCTTCTTCAGTAACTGAAGTTCTTCCTTTCGGAACAGCTTTTATGTCTCTGAAAAAAGGGGAATTAGAAAAATAACCTAATAATTTAGTGAAAGCAACAGAAGAAGCCTGAGCATGAGAAGGACCAAATAAAGACAAAGCAAACTTATCTGTGTTTGTCAACATATAATAATCAAAAGGATTCTTTAAACAAAGTAATTTATAAGCTTCATAAGCTAAAGAAATAGTTGCTATTGAAGAATTATGAGTAACGGTAAAATCTCCAAGTAAATATAAATGATTTCCGTCTAATTCAAAACCGTAATAATCCCCTTCGCCTAAAGATTCAATATCAAATCCAGACCTTAATGGGTTCTTAAA